TAACAGCACGCTCGTGCAGTCCATCCCCGTCATCGGGCCCGCCGTCAACCTCCTGCTCGAGTTGACGGGCGCCTATGACGCTCTGGCTGGCGCATCAGAGGACGCATACGGCGGCGTGAGCCGTACAGCGATGGCACTGGGCAAGGGCACGCCCGACATTGATGCGAACAGCGCAGCCACCAGCAGGTGGACAGGCCTAGCCAAGTCACTCGACGGAGTGGTCAAGACAACGGGCGGCAACCTCAAAGAGTATTTCGCCACCGTCGATAGGGTCACGGGCTCAACGGGCTCGGCCACCAAAGAGACCGACCTACTCACCACAGCATTCCAGCTGCAACGTGGCGTGGTCGAGAAGCTGCAGGGCACACTCGACAGTCAGGTAACCGACCTTGAGCGCGCCACGGCAGCCGCCCGCGAATACTCGACCACGCTCGCGTCACAACTGCTCGGCGGCATCGACCTGGGCGCTGCACAGCAGACAGGCGCCGAGCTTGGCATGTCGACGCTCGAGGCTTTCGACAGGCAGATAGAAGAGGCCAAGTGGTTCGGCAACGTCCTCACCTCGATTAAGGCCAGCGGCGCAGACCAACGCCTCATTGATCAGCTGGCATCCCTCGGGCCCGCAGCGGGTGGCGCCCTAGCACAGGAAATGATTGACAAGGGCCTAGTACAGACGTTCTCAGACCGCCTCGTCGACGTCATCGACACTGCCACCACCGTGTCACAGGCAATGGTCCCAGAGTTCCTAGTGGCCGGTGTGGACTCCGCGGAGCAGTTCGTCGACGGCACGATAGAGCAGCTGCTGAAAGAACAAGACCGACTCAAGACGATCGGCAAGACAATCGGCAAGGGCATCGGTAAGAACATCAAGGCCGAAATCGCGCAGGCCGTTGCCGAGGCCGTCGCATCGGCGCAGGCAGCTAAGACTGCAGCAGCTGCCGAGCGTGCGTCCGAAATCGCAGCACAACAGGTCGTTGTGTCGGAGCAGCAGATAGCCCAGGCGCTACAGCGGCTCATCGGCAACAGCAACGCTCGAGCTGGCTACTCAATGGGTATCCCCGTACCGACCCCGGTGCTCGGATGAGCCCGACGGTCTACGTTAACGGCGTCGCCCTTGACCTCGACGGGGTCGAGTACCGCATCACGGTGTCCCATGGCCGTAACGACATTACGGCGGCCCCGCAGCCCTCGGACGCCAGCATGACGCTGCTCGGTTTCCTGTCCATCCCTGTCGACATCTCCGACCTAGTCGAGGTTGTGTCGTACGGGGTGACGAGGTTCACGGGCCGGGTCACTGACACCATCCTCGGCCACGACTACAACCCGAACGGGCCGACGCTCGGGCCTGGCGCCAGCGCCTACGTCGCCCGCCTCGACTGCACAATGATCGGCAACCTGTCATTGCTCGGGCTGAAGTTTGTCGGCTCGGCCGGCTACGCCGAGCAGCTACTAAACGACCGCGTAGAAGACATCCTCACGGACGCCGGTGTGACGTTTGCAAACAACAGCGATCCGCTGATGACCCAAATCGCCCTCGACCCCCTTGACGGTGGTTATTCGGCGCTTGACCTGCTCACTGCCCTCGGCACCGAGACGGGCGGCACACTGTGCGACCTATCTGATGGCGCCGTGCTGTGGGAGAGCTACAGCCGCCGAGGCTACGGCTACAACCCGGCGCACTGGGCCGACCTCGAGCCCACCGACACTTGGCCCGACATTCCCTATATATGGGCCGACGTCTACGACAGGGTCGACACAGCGCCCCTCACCGTCGAGCTGCCACACACGGCGGTTGCATGGTCGCCAATCTGGCGCAACACATCACAGACCATCCTGAACGACGTCACCGTAAGCTACGGGTCGGCCGGCGCACTGGTGGAAACTGACACGGACGCCGTATCAATCGCCGCACACGGCCGACGAGCATTCACACTAGCCACGCGGCTAGCCGACTCAGTTGATGCACAGTCACGGGCCTCGGACATCATCAGGACTCAGTCCGAGCCCAGATACGCGGTACAGGCCGTTGAGGTCCTTGTCGAGACACTTACCGACCCGCTGCGTGCCAACCTGCTCGACGTCATCAGCGGCAGCAAGGTAGCCATCGACAACATGCCGCAGCCGTCGCCCATTGAGGACTTCATCGGCGTATGCGAGGGGTGGTCAGAGACCTACACACCAGGTAACCACCGCCTCGTACTCTCGCTATCTGACCCACGATTCTCTTACCAAGTAGTCAAGTGGAACGAGGTGGACCCCGTGCTAACTTGGGCGGGAGTTGACCTCACTGTTCAGTGGTACAACGTCGTTGCTGCAGCCGATCTAGTCGCCTAACCTGAAAGGATGAACCCGTGGGACTCCCGTATGTACTAAGCAGCGACCTGGTATCGGCATATCCGGCGAAATCGTTATCGATTGCCGAGTATGTCGACGGTCAGATACCGCTCCTAGCGATGACGCAGAACGCCCAGACCGGGGTCAGCTATTCGTTTGTGCTGACCGACTTCACCAAGTTGGTGACGACCTCGAACGCGGGGGCCGTCGCCGTGACATTGCCTCTTGAGTCGTCGGTAGCGTGGCCCTCTGGCACGCAACTGCGGATACTCAACATCGGCGCTGGCACAGTAACAGTGGCTGGCGCTGCCGGTGTCACCATCAACGGCACACCGCTCACCTTGGCACAGTTCAAGGCCGCGACAATCGTTAAGACTGGTACCAACACTTGGTCGTTTCTCCCTTTCTCTAGCGGTGTCGGCGCGGCGAACTTCTCAGATACCGCGACCGGCACCTACTCCTCGTACAAATACCTGACCTTCACGGCGAGCGGCACCATCACGGTGACGACGGCCGGTTTCGCGGACATTTTGCTCGTCGGGGGAGGTGCGGGCGGCGGCTCTTGCGGTGGCGGTGGCGGCGGTGGCGGATCGATAGAGATCACTAACGCATATCTGCCCACCGGGACACTGACCGTGACCATTGCAGCGGGCGGTGCAGGCGGCACGAACTCTCCTTACATCCGAGAGAAAGGCTCGATGGGCGGGACTTCCAAACTCCTGCCCTATTCGATTGCCGGCGGTGGTGGTGGTGGTGGAAACCGGCAGAGTGCTGCCGACTCGACAGGCCAAGCCGGTGCGAACGGAGGCGGCGGCGCTCTTGCCAACACGGTTGCGACGGGCGGCACGGGGTTTCAGGGCAGCAATGGCGGCGCGGGTGACGGCGCTTCGATCGCTTCGGGCGGCGGCGGCGGAACTAATGCTGTCGGTACTGCCGGGACTGTCGGACCTGTCGGTGGGAATGGCGGCGCAGGACTCACCTCGTCGCTGGACAACACCTCGACCGTGTACGGGTCCGGTGGTGGCGGCGGGACCGTTGGCGGTACTGCTGGGACCGGCGGCACGAACGCGGGCAACGGCACGAACAACGACACGACACCGACGGCAGCGACCGCTAACCGTGGCGGTGGCGGCGGCGGCAGCGGATTGACGACCACTGCTGCTGTGGGCGGCAACGGCGGTTCGGGACTCGTAATAGTGAGGGTGGCGGTCTAAATGGCTCATTTCGCGCAGGTCGACGCTGGAAACATCGTCCGCGAGGTAATCGTGATCGGCAATGCCGATTGTGGGGGCGGCACCTTCCCGGCATCCGAGCCGGTCGGGCAGGCATTCATCAACGGCCCGCACCCCGACTGTCTCGCACTCGCAGGAGTGTGGCGACAGACGTCCTATTCGGGTTCGTTCAGGGGCTGTTTCGCGGGGCTGGGCTACTCCTACGACCCGACGCTAGACATCTTCGTTCCACCAGCTGCGCCCGAGGTGAACCCATGAGCTGGAAACTATCTGCAGCAGCCGACACGCTTAGGAAACAGGTCAACAGCCGCTACCCCAAGCGCGACCGAGGTAGCGACGGGACCATAGGTGACCAGGCACATCGTCGCCGGCTCTCCGACCACAACCCGGACAAGTCGGGCCACGTCATGGCGCTCGACCTTGATGAGGACGGCTGGCCAGCGCACGCTTTTGCTGACCAGCTCGTCGACTACATGAGGACGAGCGGCGACAAGCGCATAAAGAACATCGTCTACGAGGGGCGCGTAGCGTCCGGGACATACAAAGACGTGAAAGGCCAGGCACCAAGGTGGTGGGTATGGAGGCCAGCCAAAGGCATGGGACATGAACACCACATTCACATCAGCTTTGACGAGGCAGCCAAGCGCGACGGCGCGCCGTTCCCGTTGCCGATACTTGACAAGGGGACCGAGCTGGTGCCAGCCAAGAAAGCGCCGGCAAAAAAGGCCGCCGCTAAGAAAGTGAGCCCTCCGCAGCCATGACCGAGATGTTTACGACCGTCATCGGTCTGCTGATGGCGGTCATCGGTCTAGTGGCCCTCGTGATACGAGGCCAAGCCAAGGCACAGCGGCCGAACGGGGGGAAAAGTCAATACGACCTACTGCTACTCATCGAGGGGCGACTAGACCGGCTCGAACGCAACCAGGACGAACACTTGCGCCATCACATGAAGGAGTAGTCATGCTCGACAAGCTGTCGCCCGAGGCCCGGCACCTGATGTTGCTGCTCATCGGTGCAGGTATCGCATGGGCCACCACTGAGCTGCCGACACAGCTCGACCCATTGCCAGCCTCACTCGTCGGGGCATTCGCCACAGCTGCGCTCGCCTGGCTGACGCCATTGACGAGGCAATACGGAATTGGTTCGCCTGACACGCCTGAACAACTTGACTAAATTGCATAATTTGATATTCTCCTACTAGGTCAATCTCCGATTGGCCCAGACTAAAGGGGAAACGATGTACATCCTGCTCTTGACGAGAGTCACCGAAAAGGGCTACACGCAGCACACCACGGCGAACGAGCTCGACGGAAGCCTGAGGCAGTTCAAGAACCCGGAGAAGGCCGAGAAGCACGGCGACGAGCTCCTCAACACCAAGGGCAACCGCATTGTTTGGTTCGACGTAAAGCGGATCTACTAGCACCGAACGGCCCACCCAAACGGGTGGGCCGTTTCCTATTGAGAGGACACAGTGAACACCAACACCTACAGCACACGGCAGGCGGCCGAGGTCCTTGACCTCAGCACGTCGACCGTGCAGCGTATGGCCGATGAGGGCCAACTACCGTCCTACCGGACACCAGGCGGGTTCAGGCGCCTAGACGCTGGCGCCGTCATGGAATACCGGCGTACGCGAATATCGAGCACAGTTACCGTGCTCACCCCTGCCAGCTCTGAGGAAGAGTGATCATCGAGACCGCCCTAGCTGCGGTCGTTCATTTGGCGCCAGCCTGCACCGACCCCGTGGTCACCGTGTTGCACTCGGCAGGGTTCAGGGGCCGGGCGCTGCGCTACGCCTACGGCATCGTCATGCGGGAGAGCAAGGGCAACGCTCGAGCGATTAGCCGGACCTCGGACTACGGCCTGTTTCAGTTCAACCGGGCCGCGTGGTCCAAGTCCGACTGGTGGCACTCCACGCGGCTATTAGATCCTTCCTATAACGCTGCCATAGCGTGGCGCATCAGCCAAGGGGGCCGCACCTGGTATCCGTGGGACATCAACGGGCGTGGTCAGCACCTGGGCCGGTACTCGTCGAGCTCGACCTATCGCGTGTGGGTCCAATACGTCAAGGCTTACCCGTGCTAGGGCAGTACGTGAACGTGGCGCCGATTCTGTGCCACGTTTGCCAGCAACCTGTCTATCTCACGCCGCCGAGCGAATTGAGCTACATGGAGTTTCAGCGCCACATCAGGAACTACTGGGAGGCCCGGCACGTCGACGACTCCCCAATATGCCAGGAAGGACCTACGCCGTGATGGATGAGGTTAAGTACTCGTGGCGCTGCACTGTGTGTGACGCCGACGGATTCGGAGGCGGCCCCGCGTTCGTCAAGCACTACCGGAGCAAGCACCAGAACCCTCCCACCTACACCGGCTTCCTTGTCGAGGCCCGGGAGGAACACGGGCTAAAGGGGGCAGCTGCCTATCAATGGGCACATTCTGCGTATGTGGAATATGTCAGAAATCAGTAACTGTCTACCACTAGGCAACTACCTGTCTAGTACTAGATATCTACCACTAGACAACGACCTGTCTAGTACTTGCACACAGATTCACGCTCAGGAAGTACATACCTAGACAGGTGTTGTCTAGGAGTAGATATCTACCCCTAGACAGTCACCTGTCTAGCACTATACAACTAGGGGAAACGATGAAACCACATATGCGCAGACTCCCGTCGCCTCGTGAATACGACCTACTCGATTTCGAGGGAAAACGGGCCATCGTCGAAATGGCTAAAAACATTCTGTTTCAGTACCTGACAACCGAAAGGGGAAACGATGTACGAGATACCGATTAAGGCCCAAGACGAGCCCGACCTCGTGATAGCCGAGCTGCTCGGCGTCATCAACAAGATGTCCCACAGCAACAAGCGACTAGAGGGCATCGTGAGGGCATACGAGGCTATGGCGCGTGGCTACGACCACCAGGCCGCGATGTTCCGGGATGAGCGCGACCGAGCCCGAGCCCTAGCGGCCCAGCTTGAGGCCGAGTGCAACAACTGCTGGGGGCCAGCCCACAGCCTCGTGATCATGGAGGCCCGTGATGGCGCGTGACGACTACATCGAGGTCAGCGAACGCATACGCCTATTCGTCGAGCAGTACCCCACGGGCTCACTGCAAGCAGACTGGGGAATGGTTGAGCGCGACGGTGAGCAGTGGCTAGCCGTTAAGGCATACGCCTACCGCTACCCCGACGACGTTCGACCTGGTATCGGTCACGCGTGGGAGCCCATACCGGGTCGGACTCCGTTTACCAAGGGCTCGGAACTGATGAACGGTGAGACAAGCGCATGGGGCCGAGCATTGGCAGCCATCGGCATAGCCGTCAACAAGGGCATTGCCAGCGCCAACGAAATCCGGTCAGCGCAAGGTCGAACCGAGGACCCGGTAGCGGCCAAGGTTGCGGACATGGGCTCTTACCGGACACCATCGGGTGGCCACAAGTCTGAGGGGGGACAGCAGGCAACGGCAAAACAGATTGGCTTACTCAAGGGCACCATGTCGAAGCAGCACATTAACGAAGCGGTGCTAGCGGACTACTGCCAGCAGCAGCTGGGGTTC